TTAAGAGTATTAAGTGGTATTTCTGGAGCATCTACACCAGCAACAACACCTACTGCAATAGTAGCAGAGTTAGTTGCAGCAACATCTGTATAAGATGATGTGGCGATTTAAAAAAGAGTATCAAGGTGAAAAAATTGGTATCAAGGGGTTTGGTCTCCTTGATACTAACCTTGAATCAGCAGATACTATTCACAAACTTTCGTTAATGTCCGAATTCAGAGGACTAATTAGATACATAGAACGTGCAGAGCAAAAACCAAAAAAAGCAAAGAAGTCAGAAAAGACAGCTAAACTTTCCGATAAGTAACAACGTAATACAGTTACCAGATTACACAGAGAAAGAAAAGATAATAACCAAGCAAGGCATTAGATTAATCAGCACAACTGATAACAATCTATTCCCTCAAAAAGTTAGCAAGTTAGCAAAAGAGAGCAGCACTTTAAAAGCTGTTATTAATTCATTTGCTGAGTATGTTAGCTATGGTAGTATCTTAACTGAAAACCAGGCATTAGAAAGCAAATTAACCGATGATTTAAACAAGTATTACAATTGGTTTGAACTGTCTAAGCGTGTAGCTAAGGATAGAAGAACTTATGGCTATGGTTTCATTGAATCTGTGCGAATAGGTGGTGAGGTATTTATTTATCATTTAGATGCAAGTAAAGTTAGATTCTGTGAATATGATGGAGAGCATCCAGAGCAAGTAGCAATATCTAAAGATTGGAATGATAACAGAATTGAGCCAATACAAAGAACGCTTTATCCTAACTACGATGAGGAAGGCAGAACAATCATACCAATATTTGAGTATGAGAGTGGGCAAAATGATTATCCTTTACCAGTTTGGAGTGGTGCATTTTATGATGCACAAGTTGAAAGTTTAATAGGTCAATACAATGCTAACCAATTTGAAAACGGAGTAACTTTATCTAGTATTTTAATGTTTGACTTTGGAGATGTAACCGATGAGAATGGTGAGGATGGATTAAAGGACAAAAAATACAAACTTGAGCAAAACATTAAAGGTACAAGTGGAGGTCGTAGTGGTAAGAGTTTAATTGTTCCTAAAACTGGAGATGTTCAAGCGCCAGAGTATGTTACTTATCCGATGCAGAAAGAAGGTAGCTTTATGGATTTGCAGAAGATGGTAGAAAATAACATCGTAAAGGCTTGTTCCTGGTTTAGGAGTTTGGCAGGTTTAGAAAGTGCAGGTGCATTAGGAAATAATCAACAATTGCGTAATGAGTGGGAATTAGCAGAACGCTTAATCCAAAACGAGCAAGATGTAATTATGGGTGCTGTGCAGAAAGCATTTGAAGGAACTATCTATGAAGGAGATGTTGAATTTAACAATCAATCACCAATGAACGTGGTTAACGATTTAAGCAACATTACAACACTTTTACAGAACAAGGAAACGATAGGTACAGAAGCAGTTAAAGAATTGCTTAAAATGATGGGAATGGATGAACAACAAGCTAAAATAATTTCAGACAATGATAGCGAGTAAAGCAGAGATTAAAGCATTAGCGTTTAGCAATACTTTTGACATTAACGCTGTTAAGGATAATGTAATACAGATAGTGGAGTGGGAGCAAGTAATGACTGTTTTAGGTACAGATTTATATGATGATGTTGTAGCCAATCCTGGTAGCTATGCAACTTTGTTAAGCGACTATTTAAAGCCTTACATAGCTTATAATCTAAAAGCCTACATAAGCAAACCTAATCATATAAAAACTGGCAACAAGGGCGCACAAACTGCACAAGGAAGCAATGAGGTAATTGCTAACGTAGAGGAAGCAAAGCGACAAGCTATGGCAATGGCAACAAGGTATAAAACTCAGATGATTGCATACTTGGATAGAACTAAACCATTACTATGGAAAGGCGAACAAGATAGTGATGGCATAATTAATAAAATCATTATTTTCTAATGAGTCCGATTGCAGAACTATATCTGATGGGTTTAGGTGGTGTAATATTGCACCTATTAACTAAACTTTACAATGCAAAGAAGAAAGGCATTAAACTTGATTTTGGCTTGGAACTTATTAGCGTAGGAATAAGTGCCTTAATAGTCTTACTTTTTGTATTTGCAAAAGATGACCTTAAACCATTCTTTCCATTAAACACATTCACAGCTATTTTACTTGGGTATTCTGCTCAGTCAGTAGCCAGGCAACTGTTTAAAATGGCAATGCCGAAGAAATGAGTGATATAGTTTTAGCATCAATAATTACATCTGTAGGTGGTTTTTTAGGTATGGTGGTTGCCTTGCCAAATTGGAAAGCCATCAAAAATAAAATGTTTAGGAATAACGTAGAAAACGCTGTTACTAAGAATCCTAAAATATCTCAGATTTTAGAAGAACTTGCGCAATGCCCAGAAGTTAAAAAAGCAGTACTTGTCAAAATACATAATAGTGGAATGAAGATTATGGCAGGTGATGCAATTTATGGCACAATCATTTACCCATCTTTATGGCGCAGTAGTTTTAACCATCAGCTATTAGATGGCGAATATCAAGAAAAGGTAGTTTATCCATTATTAAAGCATCGCAAGGCTTGGGTAAATATTAAAGATTTAAGTGGACATTTGAGGTCAATATTTAGCGTTCAAAATGTTAAATGTTCTTTGTGTTATTTTATTAAGATGATGCCAGAAAAATTCTTTTTTGTAGCTGTAGATTTTGAGGTACAAGATGATGAGATAAGCGACACTACAAAGGATGAAATACGCAAGGCAGTTAACGAAGTAAGAACAATGATGTTATGAGAAACATTAAAAGAATCTTTATTCATTGCACAGCTGGTTATGGTGGAGTAGAAGCCATACAAAGGTATTGGAAAAGCATAGGATGGAAGAATCCAGGATACCACAGAGTAATAGAAGAAAGTGGTGATATTCACGCATTACTGCCTTATACAAAAGTAAGCAATGGTGTTAGAGGTTATAATAGCACAAGCATTCACATATCTTACATAGGTGGAGTTGAAAGAGATAATTATAATAAAGCAAAAGATAGTAGGACACAAGCACAGAAGGATGCCCTTATTTGCGAGATACACAACGCTTTAAACTTTCTAAAAGAACATCAAGATATAAGTGACATAGAAATCTTAGGACATAGGGATATATCCCCAGACAAAAACTTAAATGGAAAGGTAGATTCTTGGGAACGCATAAAACAATGCCCCAGCTTTGATGCAAAACTTGAATACAAGAATATCAAATAATTTGTTTACATTGTAGGCAATGAAGCTGCAAGAACTAAAAACAGAATTGCTTAAACTTGATTTAGACAAGTACAATGGCTTTCATTTGGACAATGGCACTATAATAAACGCAAGGCAATTTGTAGAATCACACACATCATTCTTAGAAACCAATAGTGGAAATAAACTTTACATAGCTTACTATGAAAGGCTATTAGAATTTCACAACAAAACTAAAGGAAATGACAGCAAGAGAGTTAATCAAAGCTAATCCACAACAAGAAGGCGAAACTAATGAGTCTTATTTTAGGAGATTGGTCAATCCAAACAATAGCTATTTAGCCATTAGGTCAAAATATTACAAGATTGCCAAGAAATTTGTAGAAACTCAGCGCAAATATGATAAGCAAGGCAACATAACAAGCCGAACTGAGAAGCTACAGCCGACAGAATTTACTTTACCGCCAGAACATTTAGAACTTTCACGACTAAGCACCAATGAAGCTACTGGTCAACAATGGAAAATCTACACAAAAGAGAGCCAAAATAAAGCGTTATTTGAGCTGAATAAAGATGTGATTGAGCAAAGTGTAAAGGCGAGTAATATAAAGCCTTTAAAAGTGGCTAAAATTAAGCCAAATGGCAATAAAGTGCTAAAGGTGACTTACACAGATACACACATAGGAATGCATATTAAGAATGACCTTTACGATAGTGGCAAATGGGGTAAGGATGAATTGGAAGATACGCTTAAAGAAATAGTTAGCCAGGTTAATATGGACTTTGATGGGCATTCAAAAATAGTGGTACAAGAGTTAGGAGACTTTGTAGATGGGTACAATTCCGAAACTACAAGAGGTGGACACAAATTGCCGCAGAATATGGATAACGTGGAATGCTTTAAGATAGCATCAAGTTTTAAAATACGTTTAGCATCATCTTTAGCTACTTTAGGTGTGCCATTAGAATTTCACAGCATAGTTAATGACAATCACGCAGGTGACTTTGGGCATATAGTTAATCTTCAAGTAAAGGAGGTTTTAAAATACTTATTGCCAGAGGTGGAGTATAATATCCACGAGCAGTTTATTAGCCATTACACCATTGATAATTGGGCATTTATCATAACACACGGAAAAGACAAGGAGTTTAAGAAGTTTGGCTTTAAGGCACAGCTTGACCAAAAGGCAAAAGACCATATTCGTGCCTACATTGATAAACACAATTTGCACAGTTTTAAAATATGCTTTGAAAAGGGAGATAGTCACCAATTAATTAGAGATTCCAGTAATCCTAAATTTGAATACAACAGTTACTTTGCTTTATCTCCGTCAAGTGAATGGGTGAGTACTAATTTTGCCAAAGGTCGCAGAGGGTTTGCAATTGAAGAAATAGACGGAAAGATTAAAAGTTTTAAAAGCATAGAATTATGAATCAATCAGTAGCAACATATGAAGAAAAAGGCAGAATACTTGCAAAGCAACTATTAGATAAATCTACTCAATACAAATGGGTAAGTGATAGCGTTGATACATATGCCATTTATGACCAGGTTTGGAAGAACTTACAAGGGCAGAATATACTTGTAGAAATTAAGGTAAGGTCTTGCAAAATGGACAAGTATAAATCTGCGTTATTAGAAGCAAGTAAGTATGATGCATTAAGGAATATTGCAGACAATCATAATTGCTTAATTTATTATGTCAACTTTTATGATGATGGGGTTAAAATTTATCACATTAATGATTTGTTTGGATATACAAAAAAAACTATAAAAGCACCAGCAAAAACATTTGTAAATAAAAAGGATAAAATAGACAAGCAGGTCTATGAATTAAACAATGATAAATTAATACATAAACTAATATTATGATGGAAGAAATATTGGAGAGTTATCCAGAAGAAGAATTGTTAAAAGCCGATGGTTTTGATGATGCCATAATTGGCATTGATTGGAGCAGTATGCGCTTAATTTATTCCGTTAAGAAATGCATTAAAATTTTGGAAGAGCATATGACAACAGAAGAAGCGGATGAGTTTTTTGAGTTTAATTTAAGACAAGCCTGGTTTGGTGATAAAACACCGATTTGGTGTGAAGATGATTTTTAAATTTACGATATGAAAAAACTATTAATATTAGTCTTTTTATTTGGTTTGACATTTGGGCAAAGTAAAAGGAACTTAAAATCTAATTTAAAAGCGTGTGAGGATGCCTTACAGCAATGCTATTGCAATAGTGGTGTAATAATGGACACGATTATCATATACAAGGGTAAACAAGCTGTAAAGATTAACAAGCAAAACCAAAAGACTGAACGACAAGCCAATGTTCAAAACACCAAAGTAGTAAAAAACGATAATAAGACAGAGGTTAAGACCGACAAGTTCCTAAACTTTATGCAAGGCTTAACCAGGATAACGGCTTTGCTTGTAGCAGGTGGGTTTATGGGTGGTGGTGTTTTGCTTACCAAGTTTTTGCAGATGTTGAAAAGTAATACCAAAGCCTTTGCTTGGTTGCCCATTTAGTGAGTTATATTTGAAAGGTCTATAAGTGGTGCAATGCCACGTTTTCATAATAGATTGTTTTGTTTTGTGGGCATTTTCTTTGGATTATGCCCATTTTATTTTTACTCATTATCAAGCAGTTACAAAAAAAACTAAAAAAAACTTTACTTTTTAAGGTACAAAATTTTTTTATTCGGAAAAAGGGTTTTATATTAGAGGTATGGTAGCAATGAAGCACCATACAAAAACAAAACAAAATGGAAAACTTAACACCAGAACAAATTAACCAAGAAATAAACTATCAGTTGGAAATAGCTAACGAAATAAACGAAAGTAATTACGATTATTATTGGAAAAAAGCACAGGATGGGTGTGATGTTAGTGCTGCAAAAATAGAACACTTTGACCAACACATATATTAAACAAAAACGGAGGATGCCGAAAATCCGATTTAACAGAGTAGGCACAAAAACAAAAAACAAATATTATGGAAGCATACACAATAGTAAGACAAGGTGGCTCACATTACGACACTAACGATGAAAGATTCTACACCGATAGCTGGGAATGCACCTTAGACACAAAAGAATATTTAGAAATGATTATGGCAAACAATCCTCAGAAATTTGAGAATTGCCAAATTATAATTAACTTGTAAACCAAAACAAAACTTAAAATTATGGAGAATTGGACAAACACATTTGGCAGCTTTATTAACAAGCTAACACAACGAAAAAAACTTTTTGACCTACACCATCAAGATGGCGAAACTGTAGAAGGTAGCATCTACTATGAGGATAGTTTCCTTGAAGAAAAAGGCATCAGCATTTGCAAGTATGACCTATGCAAATTCTTAGGCTTGGAAGTATGTGATTACTATGGAGATGTTAGCGTGATTGAAATGCATCATACTTTTAGTTTTCACAATGGCTATGACCAGGAAGAACAACACACATATCTTGGTGATTACCAATTTGAGCATAGAGATATTATTGATTATTTAACCGACAAAAACCTACTATAATGCAGAGTTTATTCTTCTTATTATTAGCTTGTATTTCCTTGTTTATTATGGGAATGCAGCACATAGAAAAAGGCACAATTAGTAAAACATTGTTTGTGCATACAATCATAGCTATCATATTATTTTACTTAACATTTTTTAAAACAATCTAAAATGAAAACATTAACATACACAGATTTACTTGGAATCTTAAAAGCCAAGCGCAAAGAAAAAGGATTAATTCAAAAGGACATAGCAGAACATCTTGACAGCACTCCACAGAGCGTGTTAAATTGGGAGCAAAATAAGTTTGATATGCCCACAACTAAGATGATGCAATATGCAGAATTAGTTGGATTAGAACTTAAAATTTCGTAACTTTAAAAAGCAAAACAATGGAACAATTTAATGCATTATACTCATTAGCACAAAGGCTATTAAATGATAACAACATTACTACTATGGTAGCTGTGTTTGAAGCAGAGGTAAAGCTGTGCAGCAGACACAAGCTAAGTAAGTTTGGAATAAGCGCAGACAACACCTTAAAAATGATTCATAGAAATAAACAAATAACCATTAAAATAAAGTAAAATGAAAGAGAATAATTTAGCACTTATAAGCGCAGAAGATTTAAGCCTGGTAGATGACAATAGCTTGAATGCAAACCAACTTGCTCAGATATTAAAACGTACTCCAAAAGCGTATGTAAAGAAGCGTCCAGCTAAAGGTGGAGGCACTTGGGATTATGTAAGTGGAGGATACGTTAAAAAGGTCTTAAATCTGATGTTTGGATGGGATTGGGATTTTGAAGTATTAGAAGATAAGATTATGCACGATGAAGCTATTGTAAAAGGTCGTTTAACTTGCAGGTCAAATGGTCGCACGATTATTAAAACGCAATACGGAAACAAGGACATAATGTATAAACGTGGAACAGATGCGCAAGGTAATCGTGTGCCATTATCAATAGGTAATGATTTAAAATCTGCTGCAACTGATTGTTTAAAAAAGTGCGCTGCTGAAATTGGCATAGCTGCTGACATTTATAATAAGGATGAGTTTAAGGAGATACAAGTTAAGGACTGGATTAAGGACATAGACAAAGCCGAATCATCAGAGGAGTTGGATATGATTTGGAGTGCTATGAGTGCCAAAGAGCAAACCAATTACCAGGAAGTAATTAATGAAAAACAAAAAAATATTTAATTATTTTGCTACAAAATTTTGTAGTCTGAAATATTAATATTAGATTTGGGTATCGTTAACAACAAAACAAAACAATTATGAAAACTTTAAAACAAGAAAACACACTAAAAATTGGCGACAAAATTAAAAGTTTTGAAGTTGAAAACATCGTAGAAGCAGTTGAAACTTTATACAGAAATAACGGAAGCAAAATAAAAGTTATTGCAAAATTTGCTTTACTTGAGTCTGAAAATGGTCAACAAAGAGTACTTAGAGCCGACAAACAAAATCTCAATGATAGTGAAAAATGGTTTCCTACATTTTCAGATAGTTCAAAATTTAAAAGTTGGAATATGTTTCAAATAATCAAATAAACAAAACGGAGGATGCCAAAAATCCGAAATAGAGTAGGCATAAACAAAACAAAACAACTATGTTTGAAAAACACATTTTTCGCAGCCATTCAGTTGGCACGATTGTAAACGTACCGAAACCATTAACAGCTACGCAAAGCGAAACGCTTACAGCTTATCGCGAACGAGCAAACGGAGAAGGCAAACCATTAACGGACAATCAAAAGAAAACCTGGCATTCATTAGAGCATAAGCATAATGAAAGTGAAACGTACAAGCTAAATGATACTGCTAAGAAATACCTAAACGATTTAGTATTTGAGAAGCGAACTGGTCGGAGGTCAAAACTTGAAAACAAATACTTTACCAAAGGCATAGAAGCAGAGAAAGCTGGTAGAGATTTGACAAGTCGCATTCTTGGTTTACGTTTAACGGAGGACACAGAAAGAAAGCAAAATGATTGGGTAACTGGTTTGCGAGATGTTAAGAGTGATGATGTAATCATTGACATTAAGTCGGCTTGGTCATTTGAATCATTTAACAAGCACCTATTATCAAAGCCAAATGAAATGTATCTAAGACAATTAGATTGTTATATGGATTTATGGAATATAAAAGATAGTTTGTTAGTTCACGTTCTTGTAGATACACCTGCAAAGTTAATTGATGACGAGATACAGCGAATGGATTGGAAGTACAATATAAGTGATTTGAGTGGTGACATACGAGAAGAGTTTATTGGAGATGTAGTTGAGTTAGTAAGCAATCATATATTTACTGGCAAAGGACTTGTAGATTACTGCACACAATCTTCCAACGTTCAGTTATCTTGGTTTGATAATTTCATTGAGTTATCAGATGACCAAAGAATACATATGATTCCACACGCATTTGACCAGGTACGAATTGAACAACGCAACGAGTGCATTAAGGTAGCAAGAGAATATATGAATACAGTAAAACCTATTAATAACATTATTAAATAACCAAAAAAACAAAACAAATGAAATTTAGATTTAATTACGAAACGGAATTCAATGTATGGATTGTACAAAAAGAAAGACTTATTAAATTAAATGCAAAAAAGCATAATATTAGTATGGATTTTTCCGAATATAACACATTGTACGCTAAAAAAGATTCTTATGTTTTTATAACACATAAGCAAGGGAATGATTTATTTCAATTAATAGTAAACAATCAAACGCAATTTGATAAAGTCCCTTATGAACTTAAACAACTAACAGACCCAGCAAGAGAATTAGTGGGAACTGTATTTGTAAACGATTTTTTTAACTTAAAACAATAAACAAAACAAATGAGTACAGCACAAAAAGAGGCTTTTATACAAGGTATGGAAAGTGGCAAATTTAACACAGACAAAGCAAAAGTTTTTAGACTGCTAACAATAGAATCACAGACCTTAGAACAGCTTAGAGTTAAGCTAAATAAGAAAGGCTTAAACGAGTTATCTGGAAGGGTAACAGACTTGCTTGATATGGGTTTGATTCGTGAAACATCAAGAGGCAGATACACAAAGTATCAAATAGTTACCGATGAACTAAAGCAGTCAATGTTAGCCAATCAAAGACAATATGAAAAGGCTTTAAGATGGCAAAAGCAAGGCAAAGAAAGAGGATACACAGAAATTTTAAACTTAAAAACACAAACACTATGAGCAAGGAAAGAATAATATCAAGGGCATTGGTTTTAATGCAATTACAGCAGTTGACATTTGAGCAGTTAGATGGTCAAATAAAGCACTCCTACAAACAACATCATAACAACTTTATGAATGCCACAGAAAGAGAATTAAACCGCTTAGAACGCATTATAAATAGTAACGTGGATGAGCAAAGTGCTAAAGAGGGATTAGCTGCACAGAATGAACTTACATTAGCCATTGATTACATAATGGATGTGATATTTGGAGTGCAAGAAAACAAGGATTTATTAACAGCAATTCAAAAAAATATCAATGGAGAAGATTAAAGCAGGACAAAAGGTAAAAGTTCATCTTGGTGTATTGGGTAGTTGTTATGGCATTACTACTGGAAGAAGCGTTAAACGAGTATTAAAGAAGCGTGAGGTAGATGTCTTAGAACTTAAACAATGTTTACCCATACCATTTAACGAGATAGATATGTTTCGTGATGGTGGTGAAGTTAGCTTTAAAATCCGTTATGCAAACCAGGTGCAAATATACAAGGATGAAGAAGAGGTATTCCCAAAGAGAGAACTTTTAGGATATTACAGATTAAAAAAACCTTATTTTAAGGAATACTATTGAATAAAACCTTATCTTTGTAAAGTAGCAATAAATCGTAACGCACACGATAGCTAAAAAAATTAATATTTAGGCTTTTTTTGAAACTTGCAGTGCGTTTGCAAGGAGTAAATTAAAGCCTTTTTTTATAACTAATATTATGGCAAAAGAACTACCATATTTTCAATTTGAACCAGCAGAATATCTTACAAAAGATGTTTCATTTTGTAGCTTAGAAGCGCAAGGTTTATTTATTAATATTTGCGCCTATTACTGGCAACGTAACTGCGAATTAACAAAAGGACAAGTGCTAAGAAGATTAAACTACGAAAGTGCATTAAATGAGTTAATTAAAGAAGGTGTAATAGATTTACAAGGTGAAGATATTTCAATTAAATTTTTAGATTCTCAGCGTGAAAATGCCATATCTTTAAGTGCTATAAATAGCGCAAAGGGCAAGATGGGAGGCAGACCAAAAAAAGCCAAACAAAAGCCAACGGAAAGCCGAACTAAAGCCGAAGTAAAGCCGAATGAAAGCCATAAGATAAAAGAAGATAAAATAAAAAAAGATAATAAGAATAATAACGCTAATAAATTAGCTGAGGGAGTTATTGAATACTTTAATGGTGTTTGTGTTAATCTTCCAAAAGTTATAAAGGCAACTGATAAAAGAAAAATGCTTGTAACAAATCGGATGAAAGAATATTCTAAAGATGATTTAAAAAAGGCAATAGATTTAACTGCTGAATCTTCATTTTTAAATGGTGACAACAATAGGGGTTGGACAGCTGATTTTGATTGGTTAATGCAAAAGCAAAATTTTATTAAGATATTAGAGGGGAATTACAAAAACAAAACAAATGGAAAAACTAAGCGAAATATTACAAGAGAACAATTTGAAGCATCCATTGACAAGCATTTCCAGGATTGATAATGGTGCAATAAGTATCTACAATGGAAAGTTAAGTAAAGAAGGAATCAAAAAGAACTGCTTAAAGATCTTAGCAGCGTTTGAAAAGACCGATGCGATGTTCACAGACTTATTAACTGAGAGCCTTAAACGAAATGGCTTTACAGATGAAAGATTCACCGATGCTGTAAACTATGTGATTGATCATTGCAAATATCCAAAGCCAAGCATAGCAGATTTTGTAAGCTATGACAAAAATGTGAAGGTTTATACCTGGCAAGATATGGTAAATAATTCATTTGATTTTAGTAAGTTTGTTAAGATTAGGATAAGTGCAGAGCAAAGCAAACCATTGTATATAAGACAAGAAGATTTTGAAACAAATAATTTTATAAAATATGATTGAGATAATTAAAGGTGTAATTACTTTAGCTGTAATGGAAGAAGATTATTATTTATTAGATTTACTAATAAAGTGCATTGATGATGACATTAAAAACCAATTTCAAAACAATATACAAAAGCTAAATGATGATGATTTAGATAGGATTATAGGATTACTAAGGAAAGCTGGTTATGGGTATAAAGCAATAGAACAAATTTTAAACGGACAATAAAACAAAACAAAATGAGCAGAGAATTAATAGGAAAACTTTTACAATTAAGAGAAGATTACCCAAATTACCAAGAGGAAATAAACTTAACCATACACAGAATATCACCAAAAAGAAGTGGACACCATTTGAGTAATGTGGTGGCAAGTTATATTGAAATATTGTGTGATGATTTGAATGTAAGCAGAAAGCATTTTTTACATAAAAGGTCAAGAGATGTTATTTATTACAGATAC